TGGTACCACACACGAAACAATACTTGGAATTACGAACGAATGTACAAAGTTATATTCATGTGATGGAGATAAAATCAAAAATAAAATTATCAACGAATTGTCTTCTAAAACATTACTAGATAAGAAAACTGCTTAATCATAATTCATACTGCTGTCATATATGCAATTAATAAAAAAAATCTTACACCGTATATCCTTCTCATAAACAATATAAACATAAGTACCGAAATAAAGAAATGCATCATGAAAGAAGTGCATATTTTAAAATCTGAATATATTTGTACACTGGATATTCTAAATTGGCATAAAAATAGAAAAGTAGATCCAATAAAAGTACAAAAGATGAAAAGAGTCATTCAAAAACAAAAATATGTAGAAGGTATACTCTATTTGGCAAAACACGAAAATGTATATTTTTGTTATGACGGAATACATCGTATTCGAGCACTTCACGAATTATTAAAGGAAAATTCGTATTTGTGTGTCGTCGATATTATGGATTATTCTGAAGATAATATTATAAATCGTTTGGAAAATTTACATAAAAAAGTATAGGGAAAAAAAATTCTATCTTTAATGTATACATATGTTTTTTAATCAAAGAATATTCAACAAATTGAATGATTATGTTCAAAGTTTTAATACTATTTCACTTGAAAATAGTATTAAAATATGTTTAGGTAATGACATAAAAACACTTACTAATCAAGAAGTAGATACATTAAAGACAAATTTAAAAATTTGTGAAGGCATTCGGGAAGAATATGTAGACTTTACGATTTCAAATTGTATTGATAATATACGTAGTGATTCTAGTCATAAAAAAAAATATGATATTGGTATCATTTATTCAGGTGATACAGTAGCGGGATTTTTAATTGTAGAAATTGGAGAATGTAATGCAACTCCTTTTACGTCAACACCAGTTTTGAATTTAATATGTACTAATAAAAAACTGAATACACTATTTCCAATTGGAAAAGCTCTTGTGTATATGTATGTGTTTACGATGTATAAATACAATGATAGATATTCACATGGTATATTAGAACTCGCACGAAATTACGAAAATGTGAGAGCATTATGTGTATATTATAAATTTGGATTCCGAGAAAAAATATCATTAAAACAAGAAAAATGTTTCCCGGATGGCTTAGTAGACAATAGTTCAATTACTATTCCAATGATAGTTGATGTGCGTAACATCTATATGAATGATGATACTCTTATTAATCTTGTAATCAAACAAGGAGAAACACTAAAAGTACAAGATATCAATAGTTCTGAACCTTTATGCAATAGAAATATACCTAATATAGAAAAACAAAAAATGATAAAACAAAGAATTCAAAATTTAAATAGTATTATGATGATGAAACAAACTTATACAGAAAATCAGTTAGTAGAAGTATTAAAATTAAATAATATTAATCAAATCAAAGATAAAAATCCATTTCATTTACTAGAAGAATATTCGGTTGACAACATAATTAAAATGTTACCGAAACGAAGAACTACCAGAAAGAGTATAAAAAGAAAAAACACTGATAATATTCATGAATTACCTTCCAAAAAACGCAAATCTACTCGCAAGTCAAAATCTACTCGCAAGTCAAAATCTACTCGCAAGTCAAAATCAATACATAAAAAAACTAGATCAAAAACAAAAAGAACATCAAAGTATAATCTAAGATCTATGTCGAAAAAACAATAGTAAATTTATGTCCACCATGGTATATGTTTTATATATGCGAAACAGTGATACTTAAATTTACCACTTTTAGTTTTACAAGACATTCGGGACCGATGTTTTTGAGTAGAATAATAATCATAAGATATACCACATTTATTGCACTTATTCGCGTGGAATAATGTTGAGTTTACTGCACCCATGAACAATTAAATAATATATTTTATATTTAATATATTATTTATTGATTATTGATTATGAATTATTAAAAATGGTCCACATATTTACAATAACATCTGTCGTCGTAAATAAATTCAGGTAAATGAACTAAATTTGCTTTTTTTAGACATGTATCGTTTAGCTTATGCAATGTATCACAATTTACGAGAATGTCTCTATTTGTCATAAACTGTTGAATTTGTGGATGTACATATTTTTTTAAAAGATAATCTCCTTTACGAAATCTGTTTATTTTATCACAATCTGTATGTAACTTATAGACAATATTGTACTCTGGAAAATACAATCTATTTTTGTTTCGATGATAATGCCCAAAATTTTGTTTGAGTAGTTTTAAAAACCGTTTTTCATTTGATACACAGTTATATCCATATTCTTGATGTGTATAGAATGTTGTGTTTGGAAGCATATCGTACAATATATATTTGTCATATATGTTTCGAATACTTACATCAAATAAAAACGAATCATCAAAACCAGCTCCCATATAAATTAATGTTTTTCCCATTGAATACATATACATTTTGATTATTGTGTTTAAATATATTTATCCGAAATTTCACTTGATAAATGCATCATTGTATGTACATCCGGTTTGTTCTACAGGTATTAGTTGAGATAGAGTATATCCTTTGTAAGTTAATAAAGTCATAGCTTGCTTCAAATTATCTTTTGATATTACAGGTTTTCGAGAAAAAATCCATAATCCTGCATTGTTTGTCGTGTTCACATTTGTAGTACACCCATCAGAATATTCATTTCTGGGTTGACCACCGCTTACAATCAACCATTCATAATTCTTACCAACACCAATAATCCAATAAGGACCACCAAATATACTTACTACATTACATGGTGCCACAGAAAATTTAGAATTCGTATTTGGTATAACCTGTTTTGCACATAGAACAGTACCATTTTTCGCATTCATTGGTTCTCCATTAACTTTATCGTAATTTGCATAGTTATACACAGAAATCACATTACCGTCAAAAAATGGAACAGTTCTATTTTTTTCAATATTGTATGTCGCTGTAACACAATATAATGATTTTTTTGATTGATACGCGACTTCTTGTTGCATCTGGGAATACCATGTATGCCTTACGAATTCAGATAAACTTACGTTTTGTACCGTATGTACCGGTGGACACCGATTAAAATATATATAAAATATACCAAATATACTTTTTATCACTTTCCACATAAAGTATACACTATACGCACAATATAATCGTTTAAGTTATTTACATTATAGCACTTAAAAATAATGCATATTTTCCACATCGTAAATAGTAACATTAAAAGCTTCATTGTATCCTTGAACATGCACCTCATCTCCTGAATACAATTCATCACAACCATATGAAGAAGAACATGTCTTATTTTTGTACTTCACTGGTAATTTTATGCCTTGGCTTTTATCTGTCATTGTATAATACTGCCATTTGGAACCTGATTTATGTACGGGTCTACCAAACAATGCTAGTATGGTCTCCCTCTCTCTATTTTGATCACTTGGATCAGAACGAGTTAATATACCAACCTGCTTATACTCAGTTGGGCGAAAACTAGTAGGAACATTAATTTGTAATGTATTTGGTATATTTTGAATATATGGATTTTCTTGTTGAGGAGGTTTGTACACATCATGAAAAGTATCATTTATTCTTGAACTATCTTTCATTTGAAATATATAATTTCGGGTTGATTTCGTTTCGACATGATCATTAATTGATACAAATTTGTATTTAGAATGATATATCAACGCAAATAGTATCATACTAACAGAAATAATTGCAAGTAAAGTTTTGTTAATACAAAAGGTGTGAGGAGGACACTTAGAATTACGAGGCATGTATATATGTTTACTATAGAATTATATTACTTTTTTTTACTAGAATTACTCATTTTGTCCACCATACCTTGAAGATTGTCTTGTACGTTACTAAATTGAGACATGTCTGTATCATTTAAGCTTTTCATGATTCCGTCCATATTTTTCATTAATGGACCCATTTGTTTCATAGAATTCATCAGTTGACTTTGTTTTTTGATTAAATTATTTGTATCTTTAGATAGTTTTTGAAGTCCTTCACTGTCTAAATATTCATCCAAAGAAGCGTATGCATTTTCAATTGTTTGAGACTTATCAATATACACATCGGATACTTCATCATCATCATGTAATGCTTTTGGTTGGAGTTTGGTTCCTACAAATTTTTCTTTCTTTTTCTCTTCTGTCTCTTCGTCGGTCTCTTCTTCATTCTCTTTATTTTCCAAACCTTCTTTCACAAACATGGAGCAAGAATAAAATGACGACAAGACCAATGGTATTCCTAGAACAATTTTCATATTTTTTGTAAAATAGTAAGTTGCAGTCGCAGTGACTATAAACATACATAAACATGGAATATCGTTGTTAACTAAAACATGCAGTATATTCAGAATAGATAATATCAGTATCATGTACAAAACCATTTTACTTTTCATAAATGATTTGTACACGGATGAAATAATACTCTTTGAAGCGTTTGGTTTGCGTGAATATGTTTTTTTCTGAGATTTTGACATTTTTCACTGTATATATTCAATACAGAAAAAAGTATCTAATAAATTTATCCTCTCTTCTTAGTTTGTCTCTTTTTCTTCGTTCGTGATTTATTTTTTGGTGTTTTCACGGTTTTAACCCGTCCTCTATTCAACTTCTTTGTCTTTGGCTTGGACTTTGTTTTGTATCTGTATCCTCCTTTCTTGGTATGCATTATACAATACATAAAGAAAAAAATTACAACTTAACAGAATGTTTTTCCAATAACGCGTTAATTTCCTCGATGTTATACTTTGCGTTACGAATGACATATTCGTCATTGTTTTTTTCTATATTGTCAGTGATGTATGTTTTAATTCCTTGTAAAGCGCTATTTATAAAGTCCATTTTTTTATACATTAGAAATAAATATTAAAAGTTTACTTAATATATCAAGGAATGAGTGAACCATTACTTACTGAATCTAGCGAAAGACATGTTATGTTCCCTATAGAGCATCAGGATGTATGGGCTATGTATAAGAATCAAATGAATTGTTTTTGGAGAGCGGAAGAAATCGATTTTTCTAGAGATACATCTCATTGGAAAACATTAACCTCTGGAGAACAAAAATTCGTTAAAATGATATTAGCATTTTTTGCAGCTAGTGACGGTATTGTATTAGAAAATTTAGGTTTACGATTCATGAACGATATTCCTATTGCCGAAGTGAAGGCATTCTATGGATTTCAAATTATGATGGAAAATATTCATTCAGAAACCTATTCACTGTTGATTGATACATATATTCACGATAAAGACGAAAAACGGACTTTATTTAATGCCGTACAAAATTTTGATTGTATCAAACGAAAAGCAGATTGGGCCACGAAATGGATACACGATACACAATCAGATTTTGCAACTAGATTGGTAGCATTTGCGTGTGTTGAAGGTATATTTTTCAGTGGAGCATTTTGTTCAATATATTGGTTAAAAAAACGAGGACTTATGCCGGGTCTTACATTTTCCAATGAATTGATTTCTAGAGATGAAGGTATGCATACAGATTTTGCGGTGTTGCTTTACAATAAATTACAAAACAAATTGAGCGAAGATACAATACATGCCATTATTAGTGAAAGTGTCAGCATTGAGAAGGAATTTATTATAGAAGCTTTACCATGTAGATTAATTGGAATGAATTCTAAAATGATGGGTCAGTACATTGAATTTGTAGCTGATCGCTTATTAACACAATTAAACTACAACAAACTTTTCAACACAAGTAATCCATTTGATTTTATGGAATTAATCAGTATGGAACCAAAAACCAATTTTTTTGAAAAACGAGTTGCTGAATATTCATTGGCATCCGGTGGAGATAGAAATAAAGCGTTTGAATTCGATTCTTCGTTTTAGAATGCAATATATTTATGGTCTATTTAACACATTTATTTTTTTTTGATGTCGAAGTAATGATATTGTCTGTTTCAATTGGAACATATTTTCCTTCTTCGTAATTGTTGTTGATGTTCCAATCGTATTTGTCAAAATATATATTATTGCGAATACTCATATCATATATTCTGAATACAATACTGATAATTCCAATACTTAATACGATAATGTATAAAAATACAGCAATGGGATCCGGTAAAATAAGAGTTTGAGCAACCATGATTACAATAACTGCAACAATCATATATGTAAATATTTTCAGTAAATTCAATATAAATCGGTACCGTTTTTGTTCGTAATTTTCCACTTCTGTCGTTCTTTTTTTATGTTCTTGGTTCATTTCTTCTGCATCAATTTTTGATTTCATATATTTTAATTCGTCGTTTATGATATTGATCATTTTTACGCCATTTTCTATTTCGAAGTTATCATCTTCAATAACACTTGTTTTTTTTTTGTACATAGAAATGAGAGAATCGTATAAAGTCGATCGTGTAGTTTGTAGTTTACGGATTTGTTCAATTACATTTTTTTTTTCTTGATGATCGTATACAGGGTCTGAGTTAATTTGCGAAACTCTATTATATAAGTATTTTTCATTCTGCTGAACAGAATGAATAGCATTAACTACTTTGTTGAATTCATTTTGTGACGAATGTGATTTAGAATTGTTCATCTTATATTGGATAATGATAAAAAAATGTTTTGTTAACAAAAGATGCAAGAACACAAATATAGGTAAACATTATATTACGTTTCCAGAGGTATCATCATTAATGGTTGTGTTTAATTCTGACTCAGATGTATTCTTATTGCTTAACATATTTTCGAATAAGGTTAAACTATCATTATTGTCTTTAGTATCATCATTATTGTTTAAATTGTCATACATACCATCTGCATTATCATTTTCATTACTAAACAAACCATCGTTATTCGATGTGTTTTCATCTAATTTGGTTTCATCCGAATTATTGGTAAATACATTTAATGAATCTAATCCCGAACTATTTGTAATATCTTGAATACTTGATTTTAGAGATTCGGGTACCGCATAAGAAATCATATTCCTGAAAGTTCTATATATCAAATACATGATGACAACAAGAAACAAAAGTAATGCAATTATCCACTTCACACGAGTAAGAAAATACATTTTATAGTCATGTAAAACAGAATATAGTCCATCCATATTGTCCCATTTCGTTCTTAGTTGAACAAGTGTTTCTTTTTTGCTTTTTAATTCTTTTGCTTTTTTCAACAATTGTTCTTTTTTGTTTGGTTCTGTTGCATCATTTGAATCGTGTATTTTTTTACGCATGTCGTGTAACACAACATTAATATCCTGTTGTGTTTGTTGTAGTTCTTTTTCAGTATTAGTTTTATAAGTTGCTTCACATGGTGTACCGTCTTTGTTTACACTTGATTTTAAAAATGCGTTCCATGTATCGTTATCAATTTCAATTATATCCGATGTACATGTTTCTACATCTTTGATCTTTGATTCTAAATATTCTTCTAATTCTCCATCTTGATTGATATAACCGATTCTGGTAAATAATGCACCGTTTGTAGATTTTATTCCAACTAGTTTTTCTTCAAACCCACATGGTTCTCCTGACTGTATGGGTCGTTTAGAAGGATATTTTTCATAAAGCGTGTTGGGTTTGAATAGTTTGGGTTTATTTAGATTATATTGAATGCAACTTTTGTGTGGAGTTTCTTTATCATTCATGTACATTCTCTTAAATCCACTAGATGATATGAAAAAAATAGGACCATCCTTATTTAACTGTACAAATTCATCTGAAATGGAATTTGCAGAAGCACCCTTTGATTTTCTAGATAATTCGTCTAAATATATGTTTGTCTTTTTATTGTACTTATTTTTTAAAGACTGAATTTTATCAATTGTATCCATATTCTTATGATATATATACATTATATAATATAAGAATATGTCATCCTTTGTTTTATAGGACTTGTCTTGTTACAACATAACAAACTAAAAGCACAACAAGTATCAAAATAGACCAATATAAAATATTATTCCAATTATGCTTTACATATGCTTTTGCAAGTTCATTCGATCCAATGATTCTGTCTTTTGAATTTTGCAGAGATAGTTTTTTATCTTGAATAGACTTAACGCTGTCCAAATCTTTTTTGAGATTTTCTTTCAGTTTTATGTATTCTTTATTTGTTAAAATATTCTTATTTTCTTTGGACACAACATCAATCATATTGTTCAATTCTAATGATTTTCGTTCAATTTCGTTACGTATAGACTGTAACTCAGTTTCTCCTTTTTTTACATCTACATGGCTACAATTATGCTGAATACTCAAAGGAGGACCTTTGGTTAAATTATATAATTCGCTTTTTCCTATAGGAATAGCATCATTTTTGGGACACGTATGTTCAATCTGCTGAATTGTAGCATGATTTTCAGGATACTTACGAAGTAAACCATCTTTTGTGATAATACCATGAATGTTTAAATCTTCATTTACAATATTACGATTTTCTAGTTCACACGATTCAGTATACATAGGACTACCATAGTCAAGTATATCATCAGCAATTTGAGTGAAAGTAGAATATTCATCTTCCCCTTCTTTTGTTGTAAGGTCAATCAGTTTGAATTTTTTAGACTTGCACGAATCATGCATATCTTCGTAATCAACCTTAAATTTACGAATAAATCCAAATTCATTCACTCTCAAATATTCTTCTTTTTCATTATTGTGTACAATTTTTATGATTGAGTTCATGTAATCGAAAACATTTTTATCCAATATATTTAAATACTCTTCTTCCCTTTTTTTATATGTTTCAATAAGAGTATGTAAATCAGATTCTAAGACTTTCATTTTATTGTATTTTTCATTTTTCACACCATCGTTTTTGTTATGCTGTAATGGTTTTAGCTTTGTCTTGTTTTCCATATTATAATAAGACAATATATTTAATTATCGATTGTATTTTCTGTTTTTAAATTTTGAGTAAAAAGAATATTGTCTACCTGTTTGATATCTCTAAAAAAAACATAACAAAATATTAAAAAAAGAGAGCTAAATGAAGCTAAACAAACTTTTTCTCTATTTAATCGAAATTCAGTTATTTCTTTTCGAACAAAAGCGCTATTTTTTACATATGAAGTTTTTTTAGATTGGTTGTGCAAATCAGTATGTTTTGTTTGTTTTTCCTTCACTTGTTGTAATTGTTCTGACTCGTTTTGTACCTCAATAGTTTGTATAGAGTCGTCAATACCAGCATCTTTTAGCAGATTCATATAAACATTATTGATCTGATTTTCGAGACTACGAACTTCCATCACATGCTTTTGACGATCTGTAGAATACTCTGTATTTGCATCCATATTGTAATCTAACCGAACATT